ATAAAAGACCTTTTTCAGTGATATTTAACTATTACTACTCATTTGTCGAGTAATTCCTTGACTAGGTCGTCAAGATCTGATTTTGCCTCTTTTGGGTGTAATCTATTTGATTGCCTGTCAATAGCTTTTGATAAGATGATTATAGTTTTTTGTAACCTTTCTACTGTCTCACATAGATTTTTCTGTGTTTTCTGAACCTTTCTAAAATAGGCTATCACTGTTGATCCTATTCCTAAAGAAACAACCATAACTACCTCTCTATAGATTGAATCTACCATTTCTATCATGCTGATCATAAGTATTTATACCTTTTATTTATATCGGTTGGTTTATTAATGGGTTATATATGTAAATAATATGGCTTCTTCAATATATTTATACAATAATTATGATGAATTTGAGTCATTTAACAAGGATAATTTTAATGAAAAGTTCAAAACTATTAAGATAATAGACATGTATATCAACGATAAAACTAAATTATGGGTGGTAACTGACACAAATGACCTTATAGAAAAGCCATATTTACAAAAATCATTGGTTCATTTTAGAAATGCAACCGTAGAACAGTACATAACTGACAAAACTAAACTTATACTACATGAAAAGATAAGATTTAACCCTAAAAAGATGTGTATTGACATATTTCCAAGATTTTTAAGAAAACCAGAACTTAGATGGAGAGTTGACAAGTATATCAATAATGGTAATAATTGTAAAACCAGATTTGTTGATTATGATAACAGATTCTATGATTTTGAAAATAATAGAATAAATTTTGTCTTAAAAAACTAACGACTGTTACCTAAATTTTTACCCATTACATGTTGCCAGTCTTTACCGTGTTTTCTTCTCATACTCTTCCAGAATGGATCAACTTCAAACATTCCACCTTTCTTATTATATGATTTCATTATATTTGAAACTTTTTTGTGACATTTTTGACAAAGTCTTACATTCACTTGTTCCAAATTATGTTTATATACTCCACAGAAATGACACATGCCATAAATTACCTCTTTAATTGGGACTAGAATGGTTTCTCTGCCTTTTTTACCTGCACAATCACCACAAATATCATTTACACCTGCTCCTACCGCAATGCCGTTACCAAAACAACCAAAACACATGCCTTCTTTATAGTTATTTACTTTGGTGTATTCATTACTTTGATGTATATCTATAATTTTATTACCAATCTTTGTTTTACCAGAATCAATTTTTAGACTTTCTGCCATTATTTATCTCTATTTTCCATATCTCTTAAACAACCCATCAATATTGTAAGTGATCTGTTGTCTTTTTTAATTATTAACAGGTCATTAATTGCAGTCATATACTTGTCCCATTCGTCTACTGATTTTTTAGGTTTAAAAATTACTACCTTAGGTTCTACAATCTTAGGCTTTGCCTTTATCTTATCAATTATTTTCTTCATCGTCCCACCTATGTGTCATACCTATCTCATTATTAACTATGTCTCTTGCGTTTCTTACCGTCATACCTGCATACTTTCTAAGTTCTTCTACTGTTTGGGTTTTCTTCCAACCAAAGTCCACTGCAGTTTGCAATGTCTTCTTTACCACGTCAAAGTTGGCAGGTGTGATTCCATTAGGGAAGTTCTTTTGTGACATTGATGTTCCACTTCCAGATGAAGGGTGTCCCTGTGCGACTCCTCCCATGTCAGAAGGTCTACTTTCAACATGTTCACCTTGTGCGTTTGCCCTTTGTTCTTCAGGTGCAGCAGTTGATCTGCCTCTGCCGTTTTTAAGTTCTGGATTTTCAATATCTTGAACCTCTTTAGATATATTGTATTCACCAGTATGGGTTCTTTCTATCTTGAATCCCATCTGTTGTAGTTTTGCCATGTTGTCAATCTCTACACCTTCTCTTTGCAGTTCTGATAGTTTGTCATTCTCTTCTCCTGCTACAAGTTTAAGATCCCAATCGTCAACTCCCATAACTTCTGCAAATTTCTTAAAGAAAGATTTGTATAAAATATCCTGTCCCCATTTTACTGCTCTGTTTGTAATTGTAACTTGTAATCCTTCTTGTGACCAGCCACCTACCATCTCTCCGTAGTATAATGGAAGTACACCGTATACTGCACCAATGATTTGTCTTAGCTCTTTTCTTACTTCAATGAATTGTAACTCTTGCAATGAACCAGTAAAGTCTATCCAGTTAGCCATGTTCTTTCCACCCTTGTCAGATTCAACCATGAGTGGGTGTATCATGTATGGATCTTCGGTTGCTTTTTGTTCCAAAGCGTCCCATGATTTTCTGAATGTCTCATAGTTTCTTGATGCAACAACAAGCAATCCTCGTGGTGGTCGCATCTTATCAAAGTATTTTCTAATGTACTCGTCCATGTGGGATAGAGACATTGCCTTGCTCCATATGGCGAATATAGGAGATAGACCATAAATTAAACTTGGTTTGTACTTGCCTGCTTTCCAAATAACTTCACCTTCACCATAAATTACTCTCTTTGGGTGAGGAATACCGATAGAGTATACAGAGTTAACCTCAATTATTGCTTTTAGACATTTAGCGTTACATACATCACATCTGTCAGTGTATTGTCTTTTATCCCTATGTTCAAATCTAGGACATACCCAAATCTTTTGTCTCTTGTCATCATAACCTATTCTGCCGTCAGAGTCAGCAATCATTGCAACTTGTGGTGGATCAATTCTTAAAAGTTCTTTAATCTCAGTTTTATTTTGATCTATTTCGCCAGTAACATCATCAATGAAATAATTCTTTAACATTAGCAAGTAAGCGTTATCTGCAATCTCCAAGTCTCTTTCTAGTTGTCTTGCAAGATCTTCCATGTTTTGCATGTTGCCGTTTACAGGCTTGCTCATGATGTCCTCAAGAATCTTTCTGTGTTCTGGTACAGGTCTTCTCATGTCATAACTCATACATGAATCACATTGTACTTTATCCATATCTATCTTGTCTTCACCTGCTTCGTGAACGTTTGGTGCATATTGGAAAGTTTTTGAACAGTTCATACATTTATATTTGAATCTCTCTACAATCTCAAATCCATTCTTAAACATCTCACGGTTAAGTGTCTCAATAGGAATTCTAATAGCATCAATGTTATCTGCCAACTCATAGATCATAATGAGTGGGAATGGGAAAATTGGTAGTTTTGCACCTGTGTCGGTACTCATGTAAGGTTGTGCTACACTAGGTCTAGTCGTAGAATCAGTATAACCTTTGTTAACAGGGGTAAATGCCTTTTTAATATTATCTATGATACCCATACTGATTCAGTGATTAGTTAGTTAATAAACTTTGTCTAATGACGTTAATAATATGTCAGATCTTGTCAATGTCGCCATGATCAGGACATCTTTCGTTTCTGCCTATTCGTTTAGAACATAGGCATTTTGCAACTTTTTTAACTTCTTTTGGTTCATCAAATGATTTTGATTCCATTATAACACTTATATTGCCATTCATATAAAGATTATCATGTCCAGTGCGTGTAAAGGAACTTGTGAAAGACACCGTGCACCTAAAGGTAAAAGAACATATCTAGGAGGCGGTAAGAGATGTACCCTATGTGCATTGTTTGTAGATTGGGAAGGAATATACTGTCCTTGCTGTGGAACTAAGTTACGCAGTAATATACGCTCTAGGGCTGTACCAATATATGCATACCAAAGAATTTAAACTACCTATTTAAAGGGATTACATGGTAAATTTATCATTAAAGGATTATGTATTATTACTATCATGGTTTGAACTAGCATTTGCTAGATTGGACAAATCAAAAATATCATCTGCTGACAAGAAAGTCTTTTGGAAACTAACATTCCTATGTGAAGACAAGATGGAAGAACAAAAAAGACGAGAAGAAGAAGAGGAATAACCTATAAATAGGGGGACGTCATAGCATATACGGTTGTCAAGGATTACCTCGTGCCACTACACTCGGTAGCCTTCTTAAACCACCTAATAATAACTCGATAAGGGAACGGTTGTTATTAGAGTTTAATTTAAATATTAGTATGATGTATATATGTTAGTTAATTAACCGTTCTATCAAGTCGGTAGTAGGCAAACACGTAAGATTTGTCTCGTATTTCTTTTTCCTAAGATTAATATAGGGTTATAATATTATAGATTCATGAACATACCGTTATTCTTTATTGGTTTATTTTTAACTGCTACATTATTTTTAACCCCAGTAGGGTTGATAGTACTGTATATCTCTTTCAAACTTAATAAAAAAGACAAGTATGAAGACATACCAGAGTATGAAATGAATACATATGATGAAGAACTGTTAGAAAACCTTAGATAGAAACGTTTATTTAAGGCTAAATAGTCATAACTACTTATGAAAGGCTGTAAAGGACTGTGCGATAGAATACCAGATGATAGACCGTTTGGAAACGCATACAAGACTCATGCGTTATGTAGACGCTGTGACAAGTGGATAAGAAAGACCTACCTAGTAGATGATAACTGTCCCTGCTGCAAACGCAGACCAAAATTAGTTTCTAGAAAAGACAAGAGAGAAGACGCTGTCAGATATGACATTCTAGTATCTGCTTAATCAGATACGTTTATATTAGATATATATATCTTGTATATCATGATAACAAAAACAACAACAGCAATGATCCTGTTTGGATTGATTGCAGTTATAGGATTTGCAGATGCTTACGCAGATGCACCAGATCGTGTTACAGTTGATTCATACCCTTTTGAAATAACCATACTGGAGGGGGGGGAATTGACTCTAATTAACTTAGATGAAGTCGGTCACAAATTATATCACAACTTTGGTAACGAGGCATTGGATCTATTCATTCCTGCAGGGGACGAATTGATTTACATTCTACCAGAAAACATGAAAGAGGGCAACATACCTGAAGGATATGCTTTGTACGATCAGATGAACGATCAGTGGAGCAGAATTCACGTTAAGGCACCACAACCAGTGTACGTAGAACCAGTTGTAGTAATAGCGGAGCCCTTAGAGGAGGTAAACTTTAATGCAACAAGCAGTGCAACACTCGGAACATACGAGAGTATCAGCAACGTCGCAACGTTTGACGGAGACACTGACGTAAAGGCTTTGCAGAAATCACTTGCAGATGTCACGGCAAACTTTAACAGTTCAGTCGAGAAAATAGCAGAGCAAGAATATGAGATCAAGATGATCAGTGCAAACGCACTAAACTTGTCTCACACAGTTGACAACAAAAAGATACTGGAACTGGAAGCAGATGTCAAGACTCTAACTGCAAACGTTACAACTCTAACGGCAGATAGAGATGAATGGAAGGCACTTGCAGAGAACTGGTACGGAGTAGCAATGGCACAGCTAAAGGTAATGGTTAACATATTAGGACTATAGTCCTAGTATAACCACAACCTTCTTTATTTTTATCAGGTACACTTATATTACATAGATATATATATAATTCATGATTGGATCAAAACAGATAGATAAAATAATGTGTATCGCTTGTCAAAGTTTAATTGGCGAACACTCAAAAAAGAACCTAGGACGTTGCCTATTCAGAGTTCAAGGTACAATGATAGCCGAAGGCAAAGATCAGGTTGAGGAGAAGATGGACAAATACAAGTCACCAAAGTTCGTGCCTCAGGAGGCTAACAAACAATGACGTGGGACTGTGACGAGTGCTATTCGCAGAAACGACTTTGCGAGGAGTGCACAAGAACGGATTGCATAAGTTGTAAAAACATGAAGCACTTGATTTTTAACTCAAGCATAGTAGCCTTTGCTACAGAAGAGAACAAAACCATAGTATGCAACAACGGACATACAATCTTCAAGCCTGAAGAGACAACCACCTTTGGAGTTTCAAAATTTACTGACTTTAAGGTTGAGCAATGAGGGAGTGTGCGTGGTGCGTAATAGAACTAAAGTATCAAATACGACTGCCCAACCATCACTGTCATGGAAGATAAATGCAAGTCCTGTGGTCATGGCATGCTTGAGCACGGATGTGATGAGGGAACAGGCTGGTGTGGTTCAGGCAACGGTGACTGGTGTGACTGTACAGTCAAAGGCGATACATATGAGGAGGCGTTAGAAAAACTAAAATGAGCGTTATATGTAAAAATACTTGTTTAAATCCAAAGTACGAGCATAAGAAACATGTGAAGGATATATCAAACAGCCCTTATAAAAAATGTAGCAAGTGCTGTGTGTTTATAAAGTATGAAGGCTTGTTCTGTCCTTGTTGTGGAGTACACCTGTCCAACAGAGCGAAGAA